AGGAACTGAAAATGTAGATTGGGCTGTTGGCCATAGTGAAGGGGTAGGAACTCAAAGCAAAGAGTCAGACCATCTATATTTATATGCAGGCCCCTATGCTTCTGGGCATCCTAATTATAGGTCTTATGTAACTGATTCAGCTATAGATTTTACAACAATAGATACCTTATATTTTGATTATGAAAGTGATGGTATAGTTCACGTTATTTGGCTAGGAATAGGTACAGTAAAAGCAGATAAAACACTTACTGATAAATATACAGTTAGTGACATCTCTAAGGCAAGAGGGGTTAACAGTTTAGATGTGTCAGGATATACAGGAAATTATTTTATAAAACTACAAGCCTACGAAGCAAGTTCTAAATATCCAAATTCCAAAGCAAATATATATAATGTCTATGCAGATGGTACTTTTGGTAATGATGCGTCTTTTTTATTAAACATGATGAGGTAATATGAGAACATGTGAAAAAATTGAATTTGATACAACAGCAGATATATTATATGTAGGTAATGGATTACTTTTCCGTTCAGGAATGGGTACATTAATTACTAGTAAAATATCTTTTGCTTCATCTCCTTCATATGAAGCAGACGTTAAAAAAAGTCAACGTACATTTAAAGGTTTAGTGGAAATATACTTTGATGGCGATGATGATACACCTACAATTTTTGAATATGATGATATATCTAGGATTAGTTTCTTAGATGAATTATATACACAAGGAGAAACACCCTTAGGAAAAGTATCATCTAATGAATTGGTAGTGGGGTTAAAAAATTTATTAGGTGTTTTTCGCCCAGAAAATACAGCAAGTCCTTACTATGGCAAACTTTTACCTAATCTATTAATCGTTGCTTACTTTGGTCTTGAACTTACTTCAGGAGTTTTTGATTGGATACGACTAGGTAAATTTAGAACTGGTGATTGGGTAGCTCCTGCAAGTTCACTTGAATGTGAATTGGTATGTTATGATTTTTTATATAATATTATAAATGATCCAATGCCTCAAATACCATGCCAGGAGAAAAAAACAAAAAAAGAAATGATTGAAATTTTACTTAAAGCAGCAGGTAAAACTAGTAATGAAATAGATATTAGTGACGCTCTTGATTATGCAGTACCTTTAGGATGGTTCGTTTCAGGTGAAATTAGAGACGGGCTTCAACCTTTAGCTGAGGGTAGTTCTGCTAACATTTTTGGTGATAGGGAGGGAATCATTAAAGCAGTAAGTAATTATACTACTAAAGATGCTTCTATTATTTGGAGGGATTCAGATATGATATATAATGCAGAGATGCCTCAGAAATACAATAATGCGTATTCACAGGTGGAAGTTAAATATTATATCCCTAAAATTGCTAATGTTTCTTCACTATTAAAATTAGAAAATGTTACTGTACCATCAGCTGGATTAACTTTAACAGATTTAACTTTTGGTAGTCCTGTAGCATTTATTGATGAAGTAAGATTGACAAATGCTACTAATGTTACTATTACTTCAATAGCAACTGGTTCATGGGGTATTACCATAGTGCTTGCTAATGCAGGTGTTGAAAAAGAAGTTACATTGGAGATATTTGGGCATATTATAGAAACTACTGAAGCTTATTATACTGCTACTGATACAACTATGCAGGGTAAAATAGGTAATGTAGTATTGAAAATAGATAATTATTTAATTCAAACTGAAGAAGATGCTATAGAATATGCTGAAGATCTATTACCTATAGTGGCTGATCCATCAGCGTATGTTACTATTGATGGTAGAGGAGATCCTTCTGTATTACTTACTGATACTATTAATATAATAAATACTACAGAAGATATAGATGATTTAGATGTAGTACCAATAAGGCAAGAATATATTTATGATGGTGCATTAACATGTAAATCAGTAGCTATAAAAAGAAGTGCAAAGGCAGGTGCATAATGGGGTATGGAGCAAATATACTTTTAAATAGTTCAGCAGAAGCGGGTAATTTAAATGATTGGACTACAAGTGGTGTTACTATAGTAGCAAATACAGCACCTGACTATATACTGCGCCCTATAGTAGATGATAGAGATCAGGCATTTGATAGAGGAGAACCATCTGGTTCAGGAGCAACTGGTACACATCATTTTTTACTTGCTGCTACTGCATCAATGTATCAAGATGTGGCTGCTTCTGGAGTGCTCAATTATCAGTTAGAAGCAGTATTTCAGATACCTACATCACAAGATGCATGGGATTCTGATATATTGGGTTGGGTACTTATGAGCTTTACCTATAGTGATGGTTCAACAGATAGATTTATGATACCTTGTGTTTTGGGAGTTACCTATTCGGGGAGAACTATAGCTAATTTTTGGCTGTATGCTGTTAGGGAATGTCCTGTAGATACAGATAAGACATTAACTAATATAAGAGTTCACATAGAAACCACAACTCTTATTGGTGGTTTGATGATAGATTATTTAACATTAAAAGAAGAGACTTAATAAAGGAGTGATATTATGGCAATGGTAATAACAGACAATTCACCAGGAGCAGGAGAGGTAGCTTGGACAGGAATGGTAATAAACTATAAAGGTTCAGATTATACTATAACTGATGATAATAGTGATAAAAAGTATTTATGGTGGGATTTAACTTCACCTACAGTATTACAAAAAACAGATACTTTACCTGTAATGACAGATGACGATCAAATAGTTTTACTCAATGTATCGGGTATTCATTATTTAATACCAACAGCTACAATATATAATGGGGCATTAATAAGAGATGCTACTATTACAGCAGCTAAACTTGCTACTGGGGCAGGTTCTATAACTGGAGAAATAAGAATGTGGTCTACAGCAGTAGCGCCATCTACATGGGTATTATGTGATGGTTCAGCCATTAGTAGAACAACTTATGCTACTCTTTTTGGAGTAATAGGAGTAACTTTTGGTGTTGGAGATAATAGTACTACATTTAATGTTCCTAATTTTAAAGACAATTTTCCAGTTGGTGCTGGAACTACTTATGCTATAGCAGATACAGGTGGAGAAGCAACACATGTATTAACTGAATCTGAAATGCCAGCACATGTGCATACAGTGGAAGAACCTAATGGGACGCAAAATGTAGATGGTTCTGGAAATACTGCGGCTGAAGTAAGTCATACAGTTAATTCAGGGTCTGTAGGTGGAGATGTGGCGCATGAAAATAGACCACCATATTTAGCAATACAATTTATAATTAAGACATAGGGGATGTAAATGTATAGATTATACTTTAATAAATACAATAAAATAGTGCCAGTTGAGATAATAGATTATGATGAGTCTGCATATAACAAAAGATTTTTTGTAACTAAAAAAACCTTTAAAAGTGAGGAATCTGCTATAGAATGGTGTAATAAGAGCAGTGAAGAAAGAAAATATGATAGTACTGTTGAAGATAAAGAAGATAAAAAACTAGGAAATAAAATTGAAGATACTATCATTACAGTAGGACTTACTGATGAACAGATTGATATTTTAAAAAATAAATTCAATCAAATAGATGAGGAATTTGATTTAGTTAAAGTTTGGAAAGATATTGCAGTTATAAAGTTTGGAGAAATAGAAACTAAATTAGATCAAGCTCAAACAGCTTTTATAAAATTGAAAAATAGGATTGAAGCATTGGAAGATGCTTAAAGAAAGGAGAAAAATGTATATAGGATACGATCACTGCCCAAAGGAGTTAGCGCCTGAAGCAGATATAGTACAACATAGACTCGATTTCCCTTTGGATTTCAGAGTACCAGATGCTACGCTAAGACATTTATTAATGTATACAAAGCATAGGGATAGTTATGTCTATACAAATTCTATAGACTTAGCTACTGTTTTGGCACAATGCAAAACAAATAATACTATACCAATAATAGCACTTAATTTCTTTTGGGCTTTAAGGCACGATGATGCTACCAAGCATTTATGGCCTTCTAAAATAACACCTACAGATATGGCAAGGTGTGCGAGGCTTATAAAAGACATACTTATTGAAAAAGGATTTACTGAGGCTTATGTATCAGTATTAAATGAGCCTACTAAATGGCTTAAGAATGAACAAATATACCAATATAGTAAAGCAGTAGTAGATATCTTAGATGAAACCATGGTTAAGATACTAGTTGGCAATGATGAGTTCTTTCCTGATATGTTTGATTATTTAGCAAGTAGATTTGCAGGAAATTCAAATGTATTAATAGGTTTTCATGCTCTTTCTGGCATGGGTAAGTGGAGCAATCCTACAGCTTATATGGGTAGAATTGGCATGATGAAAGAGTTGGCTGCTAATTACAAACTTAAAATAATTGGCAATGAATGTGGTTCATGGTTTGTAAGTTATCGTACTGAGACTGGGCATAATATAAATAAGCAAATAATTATGGAGTGCAAAACTAATGACTATATAGCTTGTTTAATAGTACTGCCTGATCTAAATGTAAATTGTATTACTCGTTACAAGTTAGGATATATAATTTGGGATAATGACTACAGAGTAATTAAAGTGTATAGCAAATATTATAATGATTTTATTAATTTTATAAAACAAGAAGGAGGAAAGAAGATGGTTAATTACAAAGTACCAAGCGAACTTAAAACTATTGCTATTGAACTTGGAAATGTAATAGGTAATTATGAGGCGGAACTTCCAGTACTTACAGGTACAGGAATATGGCAAAATTCAATTGGTCATAAACGTGGGGATTATTTGACTAAAGCAGATTTCGATTCAGCAATGGAAAAAATACTTAAAATGATAGGCATTGATATAAGTGTTTACTACAATGCTGATGGTAGTTGGAATTCTGACTGGCAAACAATAGCAAAAAGCGGAGGCGTTGATGAATAAAGTGACAGGTAAGACAAACATTATTGGTGTATGGAATGGTACCATTGAAGATCTAGTACGTCCATTTTTAACAGGAGGAGATATAATTAGAGCTAGAAAAATAGCACCTATGTATATCAAGTATTGTCGTATTTTCAAAATCAGAGCTGACATAGCATTTGCTCAGGGACCCTGTCATGAATGTGGTAAACTTACTTTTAAAGGCATAGCTAAACCTGAATGGAATAACTTTGCAGGTCTTGGTATTACTGGTGCAGGAGCTAAACAGACATTTGCAAGTGAAGATTTAGGCGTACTTGCGCATATTGCACATCTTGCTTGGTATGTATATCCAGATCATGTGCATAGTTTATGCAGTAAAAAGTTTGATCCACGACATTTTGGTTCTACTCATTATAGATATAATGGTGATACTACATTGGGTAATCTCAGTGGACAATGGGCAGTTCCAGGGAAATATAAACAACCTGATGGTTCATGGATAACTTATGATATGAAGATAGCAAAGTACGCTAATATTATAAACAACACTTCTATTGAACCTATTGAGCTACCTATTGAGCCACTACTACAAAGAGGTGATAAAGGAGAAGAGGTAAAGAAGTTGCAGAAGTACTTAAACAGTGTGGGTTCTTCTTTAGTAGTAGATGGAGATTTCGGACCTAAAACGGAAAAAGCGGTTAAGGCGTATCAAAAGCGTGAAAAACTAGAAGTTACAGGTTATATTAACGTTATTACTAAGAAAAAGATGAATGATTTTGTAGTAGTCGAGCCTGAACTACCAATAGATAATGGTGAAATTTATGACTTAATTTTTCAAATGGGCCATGTAGGAATTTATAAAGGAATGACAGGAACATCAGGAGAGCGTGAATGGAATAAGAAACTTGGGGATGCTATGAAACCATTGTTAGAAAAAACAGGATTAAAGTTTAGGATTATGGGCGGACTTGATTGGCTACCTGATGTACCAAATAAATGTAAAATATTTATGTCCTCACATTGTGATGGCTCTAATAGTTCAAAATCTCATGGATACACTTTAGGATTTAAACCAGGTACCAATGAAGAGTTCAAAGACGTTATGTCTAAAAGCTACGGTAAGCTATGTGGGTTTACCAAGAGAAAAGAAAATTCAACAGGGGGTCTCAGATTATATTATATGTATACCGATAAGTCAGAGTATGCAGGTAGTAAATATAATGTACCAAGGATAAAAGCGAATTATTATTGTTTATTAGAGCATGGATTTTTCACGAATCCGAAGGAACGTAAATGGCTTGAGGATAATATTAATAAAATTGCAAAACATCATGTAGAGGTGATAAAGAGGTTCTTAGGTGGGAAATAAACACAATAAAAGAAATAAGCATGAGTATAACTTAGATCGCTTGGACAGTATGATAACAGTAGCATTGATAGCTAACCAGCGTTATATCTATGTACCAAAAAGATTGTATAAAGTAGCAAAACAGATGCTTGCCGTTCAAAATATTAAAGATTTGACTATTAAAACATATTAGTTGACAAAATAGTTAAAGTATGTAATAATGGTTAACTAAGAAAGGTATATTATGGAAGTAATGATAAGTGCGGAAGTTCTGGGTAACTTTGGACTTATGTCCGCCACAGTTATAGCAACAGTAGAGGCATTAAAAAGGGTTATTTACTTAGTAAGACCTAAACAAATACCAGATAGAGTTTCAATAATTCTTGCTTTAGTAGTATCTTTTGGTACTTCTTTTGCTTATACAGCATATGTAGGAGATTGGGCAGTTATGGCTATATTCTTAGCTATAGCAAATTCCTTTGCTATATTTGGAGCATCTACAGCAGGATATAAAGGCATAAAACCTAAGTTAAAAAAACTTAAAGAGGTGATTTGATGAGTGAAGTAGTAAAATGTCCAGTATGTAATGGTAGAGGTATAGTGCCTCAAGGATTTTATATGGTACCAGAAGGACAGAATTTTTCTTCATCAAGTACAGCACCTGAAACTTGTAAAACTTGTGGTGGTAAGGGTTATTTCACTTTTAATAACGCCGCTATTAGTAATTATAAGGAGGTGATTTGATGGAAATAATTTTACAGGGAACAATAATAAGTGCGATAGTTGTTGTTATTTTAATAATAATTGATGCTATTGTAGGATCGGCAGTTTCTTTATATACAAAAGATTTTGATTGGAATAAATTTCTTAATTTTCTTAAACATACCATAGCACCATATGTTATAGTATGGGGAGGATTATCAGGTGTATTCATTGGTACTACATTCCTAACGCAATGGTTAGGGTATGGTATAGGGCTAAGTGCAATAATACCTATAACTGGTATAATATCTATAGTAGCTGCGGCTATATCTGCTAAAATGATAGCTGAGATATACGCTAAATTTAAAAAATTAGGTATAGATATTAGCGATGCAAGAGCTAAAGAAAATGATTAAATAACAAATATGTAGCAATGTAATAAGGAGGACATATTTTAAATCCACCTGATTTACCAGAGATTCATGGTAAACGAAAAACGATTAAATATTTAGAATTAAATTTTCCATCTAGTTGGGAAAAGCTTGACATTATACCTTTATCATGTTTTCATATAGGATCTACTTATTTCAATGAAAAGAAACTTAGAGGATGGGTTAAATGGATTGCGGAGAAACCTACAAGAAGGGCTTGGCTATTAGGAGATATTTTTGATGCTATTTTAGCAGGTAGTCCAGGAAATATGCATGAACAAACTATGACTTTAAAAGATGCTAAGTTATTGGCTGAAGATATATTAAAGCCTATAGTTGAACAAATAGATCTAGTAATAACAGGAAATCACGATGATCGTGTGTTTAATTTAACCTCTGATGAGATTATTTTTGACTTATGTAAGTGGTTAGGAATTGAAGATAAATATCACTTTGGTGATTATACCGGTGTTATAAGATTTGGTAAAAATCGAGGAAAGAAGAATAAACCATTAGTATATACATTTTATTGCTCACATGGAACTGGTGGTGCAGCAACTCCTGGTGGTAAAATGAATAAATTATTGAAATTGGGGGAAGTTGTGGAAGATTGCGATCTTTACGTGATGGCGCACGTTCACGATATTTTGGTAGCTAAGTTAGAACCGTTTCGTGTTGATAGTCGTAATGGGCAGTTAAAAACAGTTAAGCAGACGTTTGTAACTTCATCTAGTTGGCTCGATTATGGGGGATATGCCTTAACTAAAAAGTATAGACCTGGTAAGACGGGTTCACCAAGGATAAGATTGTATGGTAATAAGAAAGATTGTCATGTTTCGATTTGATATAAGGGGGCTAAAGGTAGCGTCCGATAGTATCTTAAATTAGATGCAATGTCGGAAACACCAGTTCAATTCTGGTAGCCTCCATCAAATTTATAGCCTCGATAATGTTTGATGTGTAAAGTGTATCTTAGTAGGATATACTTGTTACATTTTATGTAACAAATTCGATGTGAGTGTAGCATAATTGGTAATGCACTTGACTGTGAATCAAGACTGATAGGGTTCGATGCCCTCACTCACCCCAACAAACTTATTATTTTCCTCTATCTTTATTATAATATTTTATCTTTTCAGTTAATTCCATTTTATTTACTTCAATCTTTTGTTCATTAATAGTGAACATTATCACTTATCAATCATCTCTCCCCACTTAAAGCCATAACTAATATCAACTTTAAACGGTATCTTTGGATGCAACCAATCTATTGGAACTTGTTCCATAGTTTCTTTAACTAATGCTCTGATTTTATTAACTTTTTCTTTATTATTTGGTGCCTCAACTAAAATAGCGTCATGTATAAGATTAACAGAAAATGCATCTAATTTCAATAGAGGGTTCTCTAATTCTATAGCTGATACTAAGTTTAAATCTGAGCCTGTACTTTGAATTTTAAAATTTCTGCTTTCATTCTTTAAGCCTTGATCATTTGCTATAACTCCATATCTTCTGTAACGACCAAAAGGAGTAACAAAAGGAGTACCAGTAAGTAACTGAGTCTCGCAATCATCTAAGTATTGTTTAGCTTTTGGTGCACGTTCAAACCATTTATCTATCATCATTTGTGCTTCTCGTAAAGATATATTTAATTGTTGCGCAATGCTAAAAGCAGTAATACCATAAATAATTCCGAAGTTTACAGGTTTAACATTAGTACGATCTTCCTTTGTAAAATTAGTACCGTAAATTTCACTGGCCATAGCACTATGAATATCCTTGCCTTGTCTAAAAGTTTCAAGTAGAAAATCGTCATCACTAAAGTGGGCAAGCAGCCTTAATTCTAACTGACTATAATCAGCTTCAATTAATAACCGTCCTTCAGGAGCACCAAATATAGATTTAACTATTGGATTTCTTGGAATAGTCTGCACATTAGGTTTGCTACTAGATAATCTACCTGTAACAGTAGTCTGCAAACTGAACGAACTCCTTAAGCGATTATCAGGATCTACTCGTTTCTCAATTCCTTTAACATACGTACTCATTAATTTAGCAAGTTCTTTATATTTAAGTAAGTAAGTAAATCCATAGTGCCTATCTTCAATATCAGCAATAATATCTTTATCTGTGCATCTCTTGTTTTTCTTGTGTATCTTTGGTATAATTTTTAGTTGATCATAAATTATAAAAGCTAACTGTTGAGAACTATTAGGATTAAGTTCAACTGGTGCTGACTTTGCATCTGTTTGTACTAAGTAACCTTCCCTATTCCAAATAGCACCAAAAGAATCAATGACTTGTCCTTTCAAAATATCAAGTTCAATCTGTAGTTTTTTATGATATTGAGCTAAGTATTCTTGCCTAACATAAAAACCTTTTTGCGACATTCTGCGTAAGAAGTTAATACCAGGTATTAACACTTTATAATACAATTTCTTAAGATTAGGGTCAGCTTCTATCTGTGGAAGAAACAAATCACTTAACTGATAAGTATGATCAGCATCCATGGCAACTAATAAATTACGCTGATCTTCAGATAGTTCAGCCATTTTTGATTTATCCACATCAAATCCATAATCTTTTGCTCCCAGAAAAAGTCTTGATAAAGAATCTAAATCATGACCACGTTCATTTTCGTTGAGGACATAGTGCTGTAATAAGGTATCATGTTGTCCTTCTATTTCTATACCATGTTCAGAAAGAACTGCGGTATCAAATTGCATCCTTTGGTAAATGGTTTTACAATTTGATAGAATTTCTTTAATGTATGGCAACATATCAGATTGGAACACTACGACTTTGTTCTTAGCATATTCTAATCCCACAACTAAAATTTGAGCTTTCTTGGGGTCTAAACTGGTAGTTTCAATATCACAGCTAATAGTACCATGAAGTAAAGGCAGTAAGGAATCAATATTTTCTTTAGTTGCAACTTGATAGGTGGTTATGCCAGGATCCTTTTTATGTGTAGGATTATCTAATAATTGTTTTGCATAGATAAAACCATTTAAAAATGTTTTGTAATTACCTATAGCATTTAATACTGCTGTCGGATGATAGATGGGAATAATGAGACTATCACCAAAAGGTATAGGAGTTGAATGGGCGGAGCCTATTTTTAATTTATAGTTATTTGTTAAAGTATGTAAAGCAATGTTACCAAATGCTAGAATGATCTTAGGTTTGACTATAGCAAGTTCAGCTAAAACTCTTGATCTGCAATGTGCAATATGTGCACGTTGGATATTTGTATCTTCAGGTATCATACATAATAATGAATTAGTTATATATGGTGTATCAGTGAAGCCCGCTTTTGCTAAAGTTTCTTTAAGTAATTGCCCTGATGGACCTACAAATGGTGTCTTAGCGACCAGCTCCTGATTATTAGTACTTCCACCTACTATAGCGAGGTTGCTACTAAAAGGTTCAGTAGGTGGTATTTGTGGGTATATGTTTAGTTCACATTTTTTGCATTGGGCTAACAAGAAACCAACCCCTCTTCTGAAACTTCATAACTTGCATCATATTTTGTATTATCCCCTTTAGGGTAATTTAATCGCTTTAATTTATAATGCTTATGCATATTTTTAACTTCTGTTTTATTCCCTAAAAAATAAAAATATCTATATGTAGGTTGTAGTAAAATTTTTTCTACTATCTTACCTTTCTTATCTATACCACGTCTTATATCAAAAGATGATCCATCTTCAAAAATATACCTATGTTTAGGAGAACTAGTACCTGAATATATCCAATTAGTTGCTTGATAAATATAACCATGATGACCCTGATTAGGATCTGCATAACTTACTATGCAACATGGCTTAGGTAATAACTTTAAAGATGATGAAACAAAATAACTTAAAGTATTTTTTGGCAATTTATCATTTACAACTAATCTATTTAATTCTAATGTAGTTACTTCGTAGTTTATAAATACACATTTACCTTTATTAAAATTATAATTAGGGGGATATCCAAAAGTACAAATACCTTCTAACCTCCTGGTATTATTACTAAAAAGACCAAAAGCATATGATATAGAAGGTCTCCTATGGGCATAATGTTTCTTAAGTATCCAAGGATATGCTCTCTTAGATGGTATTGATTTTACATGGTACTCCATAAATTCCTCTTTTCTCTTAAAAAACAATCAGGGCAGTCACCCACCCTGACTATCCTATAAAACTAAGTAGTCGATCATAGTTAATTATAATTTATATACACTACATACTATAATTACTTCTATATTTTCTGTATTTAAGAATATTTTCAGGAGGTATCCCCTTTCTTTACTACTTAGTTACATAAACTTTTCAACGCCACCTATTGGTATAATATCTTTAATATTAGTAGGTACTTTAGTCTCTCCAGCTTTATTAGTATAAGCCTTACCTAAAACACAACTAATTATAGCTTCTGCACCAATAGCTATTCCTAAGTCGCAGAAATTCTTCTCGTCAAATCCTACAGTAGTATCCACACTATCTATTAGCGGATGATATTCTCCCTTTGCATCTGCTTTTTGAGTCCTAATAAGAAATTTATGCAGAAATATAGCTCCTCCCTCACCACTTCTTGGTGATAATGTTAGCCATACAAATCTACCTACTTGAGCCGGTCCTGTAATTCTCCATGTTACATTTATTTTTGGTTTATTTTTAGCTGTAAAACCAAACTCTGCTTTGTCTATCATTGCCTGATATCTACCCATTGGTACAGGAGTATTATCATATTCTGTTTTGGTATCTTTTAAAATTATTGCATCACTTTGATCAAGCGGTGCTGCTTCTCTGCTCATCACCTGTGGTGTTGGTACTGAAGCTGGGGCAGGTGCGGTTACACCTCCACTTTTCATTTGCTCTATAACTGCATCTGGATTATATGTTTCTGTCATTTTGTTCCTTTCTTGTTATTGTTTTTGTTATTGTTATTTGCTGTTTCTAATTCATAAATATCTTGGAATATAGGATCTATCAAGTAAGAATCCTTAAAGTTGACGAACCTACTCTTAGCTTGGAATGTATTACCAGGCTGTAACATAAGATACCTATGCGTCTCTTTGGTTTCTGCGTCAGTTTCAAGTGTATAATATCCTACATGATCCATGAATCCCTGAATCTCATTACCAAGTTTGCCCTGAATATTAGGAGCATAGAATCGTCTATTAAATTCATCCTTATCCCATTGTCTTGAACATACAAATATTACATGCATGGGTAAATCCCTGAACTTTCTTACCAATAGTAACATCATTTCCTGTCTACTATTCCACTCTGCATATTCTGGACGCTGTGGTATCTCATTCAATTTAGTAGTCTCTATATTAACTCCCATAAGTTTATACATACAATATCTTGCAACTTCTGATAATGAATCGATAATAACTGTGTTATATATACGTGGTGCTTTAATATCTTTAGCATTAATATTTCTAAAATGTGCCTCTGAAAGTTTAAGATTTTCCACATCATCATTATCCCTGAACAAACAGTGCGCTCTTAAGTATTCATACACATTAGAAAATGTATCATAATCTCTTACATTTATAGATGGTATATCTCCTCTACTGGCCAGTACTTTATTACCACCTTCAGCATCTATGTTTAGGACATTTGCCATGTCTGAAACATCTTGTGCAGTACCAGCTAGAGTAGTCTTTCCAGTTCCATATTCTCCATATATCTGTAGCTTAATATAACTACGCTCTTCCCCTGGGAATGTTATAT